ATCCTCCGCATTACACCGTGGGCGGCATTGAGACTATTGATTTCATTGAGGCTAAGCAGTTGAGTTACCATCTAGGTAACGTCGTGAAGTATATAGTTCGTGCCGGTCACAAGGACACTGACCCGTTACAGGATTTGCAGAAGGCACGTTGGTATCTGGAACGGGCTATTAGTAAAGCAGAATAAGGTGGGGCAGTCTATCGACGCGTGGGTGTAGCCTTGTAGATGTGATCCCATTCGTTCTTACCGGTGGCCCCAAGCATAGTCCAGCCGGTAAGCCTCCTCAACCTGACGGGCAGCAGGTAATCTACATTACTGCCCAACCCCCCTCTTTTTTGTAGCCCCCTCTTGACATTGTCAAGTAGTCCTGTATTATCGGGACATGGCTACTACTCCCGAAGCAAAAGTGAAGCACAAGGTCGTTGAGATTTTAAAGTCCTCCGACGTTTACTACTTCTTCCCCGCAACCCACGGCTATGGCCGGTCGGGTGTCCCTGACATCATATGCTGCGTCAACGGCAAGTTCCTTGGCATCGAGTGCAAGGCGGGTGACAGTTCCCCCACTGTGTTACAGCACCGTGAGCTGGATGCAATTCGTCTAGCCGGTGGCACAGCAGTGGTAATCAATGAGGGCAACATAACAATGTTATACGGCTTGTTACGGGTATTGAAACAACCTTAGAGGTGGAGAGATGACATACGAGGAATACGATATTAATTTAGATGCTAAGGTAGCTAAGACAACGAACGACAAAAGATACGAGCCGTGCGAGGCCAAAAGATACGAGCCGTGCGAGGCCGTGACTTTACTGTTGGCCCGTATGGAGAGCAACCCGCAAGAGTTTAGTTTTAACAAGGGTTCTAAATGGGTGGATATATTGCAGCAGATATATCAGAGACGAGAGAACAGCGGCAACAGGCACATCTTAGTCATGCTAAACGACACGGAAATCACGATGCTTTGGGAGAAGTATGTAGAGGCGGGTAAAACGCAGCTACACCAAGAGTTCATCAGACGCATACTAGCAGTAGATAAACAGGAGTCTTAATGGAAACCAAGGATATGAATAAGGGTGTGCAAATCCTACTAGAGCGTATGGATAGCAATCCCGAGGAGTTCTACACAGACGAAACGAAGTGGTTAGACCTGCTTGGTATGGTGCGAACGAGGGCGCGTGTTTTGGCGGGTGAGGTGATAAACACACAGATTGCTAAAATATCCACTTGTTGCTTGACTGATGACGAGGTGATAGTTCTTCACACCAAGATGCAGCAAATACAGGCTAACGAGTTTACGCATCGGGTTATGCAACGGCTGTTGGGTAGTGACGAGAAGCTGGCAAATCCCTACGCAACCAGTAATACAAGTGGCACTACTGCTGTAGGCACATTCGGCTATAGCGACCACAGCTTAGGACACCCCAAAGGCGTGATTGCTAGCCCCTCTATGATGAACCAGATAAAGACGTTGCTTAATGGTGGTAAGGTATGAAGATCATCGGCATTGACTTTGAAACTTACTACCATGAGCGTGACTTCACACTTAAGAAGATGACGACCGAAGCCTACATACGCGACCCTCAGTTTGAGGTAGTGGGCGTGGCGCTCCAAACCGAAGGCGAGAGGCCAAAATGGTTTAGTGGTACTAAGGCTCAGACCAAGGAATTCCTTGAGTCGTGGAACCTACACGAGAACATCGGATTAGCGCATAACGCTGCCTTCGACATGGCGATACTGAATTGGCATTTCGGGATCAAGCCTAAGCGCATTGCGGATACTTTGTCTATGGCAAGGGCGATACATGGTACTGAGGTGGGGGGCAGTCTGGCTGCACTTGCTACGCACTATGGCGTTGGTGCCAAAGGTGAGGAGGTTGGCAAGGTGTCAGGTATGCACCGGATAGACTTCGATGCCGAAGCACTCGCACGGTACGGCTCTTACTGCGAGAACGACGTTACGTTGACCTTAGACATATTCAAGAAGATGGTTGGTGACTTCGATGTTAATGAGTTACGCCTTATCGACCTGACCATAAGGATGTTTTCAGAACCGGTATTGAAGCTGAGCCTACCCTCTCTTGAACAGCATTTGACGCAGCTTAAACAAGGCAAGGCCGATTTGATGGGCAAGATGCTCATAGAGAAAGATCAGCTTATGAGTAACCCTAAGCTGGCCGAGGTGCTGATAAGCCTTGGGGTAGAGCCGCCGATGAAGATAAGCCCCGCTACGGGTAAGGAGACCTACGCGTTTTCCAAAACTGATGAGGGGTTCAAGGCGCTACTCGAACACGACAATGTGGTTGTGCAAAACATCGTAGCTGCAAGGCTTGGCGTTAAGTCTACGTTGGAGGAAACCCGCACCCAGAGGTTTATCGACATTGCCCGCAGAGGACTACTACCCGTACCCCTACGCTACTACGCAGCACATACCGGACGGTGGGGTGGGGATGACAAGATAAACATGCAGAACCTTGGGCGAAATTCCTTGCTTAAGTACGCCATACAATCACCCGAGGGTTACATGCTTATCAATTCAGACTCCTCGCAGATTGAAGCGCGGACACTGGCGTGGCTAGCTGAACAGAACGATTTGGTGGATGCCTTTGAACGTGGGGAGGACGTGTACAAGATCATGGCCTCCTCCATATACGGCAAGGACGCGAAGGATATAACCAAAGACGAGCGGTTTGTTGGCAAGACTACCATTCTAGGTTGCGGCTACGGGATGGGGGCTAAGAAGTTCCAGATACAGTTACAGACCTTCGGTGTAGTTATGCCGTTGGAAGAAACAGAACGGATTATCAGCGTATATCGTAGTACATATGAATGGATTCCTATCCTCTGGCGGCAAGCAGGTATGGCACTTGAAGCGATGATGGAGGACAAGACCGCACCTTTAGGCCGCGCTGGTGTGCTGGTGGTTGAGGGCAAGAAGGGCATCCGGCTACCTAACGGGCTGTATCTGAAGTATCCGAACCTACGAGTGTGGACTAAAGAGGGTAAGAGCGAGTTGGTGTACGACACGAAGAAGGGTAAGGCCACTATACCTACGCGCATATACGGGGGGAAGGTGATTGAGAACGTATGCCAAGCCCTTGCTAGGATTGTCATTGGGGAGCAGTTGTTAAAGGTAGCTAAAAAGTACAAGGTAGCGATGACGGTGCATGACGCGGTGACTGCTGTGGTACCGAAGGAAGAGAGTTTTACTGCATTGGAGTACGTTGAAATATGTATGCGGCTTAGGCCGCACTGGGCGTTAGACCTACCGCTTAACTGCGAGTCTGGCATTGGTCAAAGTTACGGTGAAGCATAAGAGAGAGGGTATGAAAAAGAAAATTGACATGACGCACAGATATTACGGAGCCGACACGCATCGCAACGCCGACAGTTTCAAGCGGCGTATGAAAGACTACGAGGACAAAGTGATGGCTGAGAAGAAAGCAAAAGAGAAAGCTGAGAGGGTGAAGAAATGAAAGACACAATAAAGTTTTTAGGGACATGCTGCTTGATCGCGTTCCTGTCGGTCAATGCTTTGATCCTGCTTGTGCTGTATGTGAAGTGGGTATCTAAGATGATGGGGGCGATATGACTGATGAAACTTTTGAGCTTATGGAAAAGATATCAAAGCGTGTTCACGCGCTGGTTGACAAAGCTACAAAAGAATTAAGTGAGGAAGAGGACGAAGAGTTGCGCCAAACCCTAACAGAGCAATTTCGTTTTTGGAGAAGATTAGTATGACACGCGAAGAAGAACGGTTGTTTAAATCATTAGCCGAGTATATCCGGCAGCGTAAGAACTTCTTCAAGGAAAGCACACAACCTGCGCTGCGCGAATGGAAAGGTGCTGATGTGAAGTTAGCCGAGGAATGGAACAGGTATCAAGCTGGAATACACAAGATGAAGGAGAAGAAATAATGGAGATTAACTGGGATCGCATTGCTGCACTCAACGCAAAAGAAAGAGCGGATGAACGCGCATGGGAAAAGGAGAACAAAGGCTTCAAGTTAAAGCTACTTGATATCGTCAAGACCAAACGCGGCACGTTGGCAGTGGTTAGCAAACTGAGCGACAGCGGTAAGTTTAAACAAGCATCCCTTACCTTCGCCGGTCACACGTTTCAAAAGGTAGCGTGGTATCACCCATCCGAACTGCGCGTGATTGGTAACGTAAAGGATTGGGCCAAGATGATGGAGATGAAATGATCTGGGATAACGAAGAGTGGGAAAAAGTATTGCACCACAGGAAGATCGCCTACCGTGAAGGTGTGCGGGATGGGGTTGCGTGTGGTGCGGTGTTGACCGTGGTGTTTGCGTATATCTGGTGTCATTTTGGGTGGGCGATATGAGACACAAATACGCAGATTTAATAATAGCTTGGGCTGGTGGGGCGGAGATACAGTATTACGACGCGATTATGTGCCGTTGGGCAGATGATAAAAATCCAAAATGGCTTGAAGATACAAAATTCCGCGTCAAGCCAGAACCAAAGCCGGATGTGGTGGTGCAGTTTCACGCCGTGGACTACTCAGTATATTCGGCAATGTATTTTGATCGCACACCAAATCTCAAGCTCACGTTTGACGGCGAGACAGGCGAACTGAAAGCGGCAGAGGTGATGAAATGAGCGACACATACGATGTAGTATTGAACGCATTACAAACCGAACACGATAAGCTTATGGCTATGCGTAATATGAATAGCGAAAATTTTGGTCTGGGTATTATGGATGATATTCGATTAGAGCAATGTGAGAAACTAGAAGAAGCCATCGAAGTATGGAAAGCTCACAAACGGGGGGATACGATATGAGCGACACACCCAGAACAGATGTGGCCGAGCATAACATGGGATCAATAGTGGAACCGCACTACGTGGTTGATGCTGACTTTTCGCGCTACCTTGAGCGCGAACTTGTTGGTGCGAGAGCCGAACTTGCTGAGGCAAGAGAAGAACTGAACGACAAGAGAAAGTTTTGTTACGCAGTTGAGCAAGCTCTTGACGGGCTTAAGGGTGACTGCGTTGAGATAATTTCGGCGCTGCGTAAGGACGCCGAGAGGTATCGTTATGTTCGTTCCATTTGGGGTTTGCCCGACAAAAAGTTTAACGACGAAATAGACGCGGCAATGAAGGAGGGAAAATGACACGCGATGAAATCATTGAAATGGCGCAAGAAGCAAAAATCGTTGTAACCGGCGATGCTGTTTGGAAACTTTGCGAGCTTGTCACTGCCGCCGAGCGTGAACGGTGCGCGAAGGAATGTATATTAATGGCAGATGATTTTGAACTTGAAGTTAATCAGCGTGGGTTAGTTGAGAAGATGAAACAACATTTCGGAGTTAAATGATGACTGATGACGAACTTTTCGATGGAAGCAACGCGCACCTTTTAACCCATGTTGTACCCAAAAACGATCTACGCGAACACGTTACAGACGGGGTGTGCTGGTGCAATCCAGAAATCGATGATGATCTGGTAGTGCATCACAGTATGGACGAGCGAGAAACGTATGAAGAAGGAAGGAAGCCACAATGACTAAGGTAATGGCAGTTTTGGGGGCGATTATTTTAATTAGCGGAATAACAACGGCAAGTATTAATTACCAATGTGAAACTCATGGTGAGTTTAAAACGCCTTGGTGGTCAGGCAAAGAAACGCAATACATTTGTAAGGAAAAGAAATGAGCGACAAACTGAGAGCCGCCGCGCAAGCGGCATTGGAATGGTTGCAAAGCCCACAATTTCATTCAACGAAAGAGTATCTGAAAGTTGTTAACGGTTTGAGAGCCGCGCTTGCGGAACCGGAAACAGAATACATTTGCAAATGCGGACTGCGTGTGGTGCCGCATAAATGCAAAACAAATAAGGAGTTTTGATGACTGACAAACTGAGAGGGGCCGCGAAAGCGGCGTTGGATGCAATGAAGTTGGCGCGAGGTGATCACGGAACTGTAATGCTTGCATACCCTGCCATAGAATCGTGGTTGTATCACAGGGTTGACCAGCGTTTAGATGACGCAATCAAGGCGGTGGAGGATGCGCTTGCGGAACCAGCTATTAAGGAATCCTTAACGGTTGCGGAACCGGTGGCCTTTTACAATTTTCAGACGCACCAGATGCGTTGGGCCAAGCCCACGACATATGCGGAAATCGTGGCGGTCGATGTGCCGGAACTGACGCTTTACGCCGCCCCGCCGCGCAGGGAGAACAAATGAAAGGCGTAAGAGAAGAAGCCAAGCAAGACGGCTTGCAACATTATTTCACTGGTTTTCCATGCAAACATGGTCACATTGACAAGCGCCAAACTTCAGATGGCACTTGTATGGCTTGTTCAAGGGAAAAGTCAAGCAAGTGGGCATTGCTTAACCGTGATCGGTATCTTGAGAGAAAGACCGCATCAAACAATAAGCGTAAGCATAAAAATAAATTATACGCACAGCAATGGCGGCAAGCCAATCCTGAAAAGAAAAACGCTATTGAGGCAAATCGCAGGGCAGCAAAATTACAACGCACACCGTCTTGGGCAAATCTGTTTGACATAAAAATGTTTTATGAAGTGGCAGAGGTTTTGAGCCGTGGTGGTGTTCTGTTCCATGTTGACCACATTGTTCCATTAAAAGGCAAAGAAGCCAGTGGGTTCCATGTTGAGAACAACTTGCAAGTCCTGCCTTGGCATCAAAATTTGCGGAAAGGTAATCGTTTATGAAAATAGCAACAAATGAAATTGAGCATTTGCGTGAGGAAGTTAAAAACTGCCATCGCATCATCAAAGATTTGCAAAATAAGCGTGAGTTTGTTGGGCTGACGGATGATGACGATCTTAACAACATGCGATACAAAGCTAAATATCGTTACGAAACCAAGCTAAAGGAGAAGAACACATGAGTACCAAAAAATTTGGTCAGTTTGGCACGAGGGAAGAATTTTTAACGAACGAAATTAGAACTCTCAATCGGTATATCTCTCAAATGATTGAGACGATGAAGGTAATGCAAATCAACAGGCAGGATATGTCAGAGGAAGTTGAAAGATTAAATTCAAAAGTAGAAAAGAATGATTGGCGGGGTTTGTTGGGCATAGAGGTTAAGGAAATCAGAGACGGCGCAAAAACAACGGACGATGCTATATACGCAACAGAACGAAAGTTACGGGAGAAAAACGGTGGATAAAGACGAGGCAATTAAACTGGCATACGAGGTGCTGCAATACATACACGAAGGCGCACTTACTCAGGGCGCACACACAGGCATATCGTGGCGGGACGTGGCGATCAGAGCAAAGCCAGCCCTAACCGCTATAGAAGAAGCATTGGCGCAATCAAAACATACGCCGACGTTGGGGGTTATGGTGGCTAATCACGATCAGCAGATAAAAGACATTATCGCGCATCTGTTGGAACTCAAGCCGTTGAACATGCAACAAAGATATGAGGCCCAAATCTTGAGGAGCCGTGAGGATACTTTAAACGCCGCAGGGTTTTATCGGAAGAAGGAATGGATTGGTTTGACTGAGCAGGATGTAGAAACAATCAAAGATAGTTTCATCAATAGCTCCATCACATTGGACTGGGCGATCTCGATGGTAGATGCAAGGCTCAAGGAGAAAAACTCATGACCAAAAAGCACAGGCAGGAAGCACTAGCGCAGGAAGCGCGGGAGAAGATCAGGAAGCCGCTGACGGATCAGCAAATCTATGAATGCTACAGGGCTGAGTTCGACATAATGCTGACGGATTCAGGGGCGCAAAATACTATAAAACGGTTTGCAAGAGCAGTCGAACGCGCACATGGGATAGGAGTGAAAGATGCCGATTAAACCGCACCCGACAGACCCCGACAAGGTGGTATTTGTGAGTCACAAACCGATACTGAACTACGACGAGCAAGCAGCAAGAATCAAAGTGCTTGAGAAGGCGCTGGTCAAAGCGGATGAGGACT